TTCATCAACATTTCTCGTTTCACTTGGAACAAGGGCGATACTTTGATCATCAAAGCCAACCTCAAAGGAAAGAGATAGTTTTTCATAATTTGGGCTATCTGGGTCAGAAGCCTCTACTATAAAATCACACAAGTCATCGTTTACAGCTCTCCATAAAACAGCAACAGTAGTAATATAAAATGGAATATTAGAAGACCTAGCTTCATTTTCCGAAATTAATCTATCTGTGCCGACTTCTGCTAAACCAGCCCTAATGATATAACCAACAACCTTTTGTCTATTATGGTCTAAATTGCACTGCTGTTTTTCAAATTTTTTGTATACAGATAGCGCGTCCTCACGAGTCAAGCAATCGTCGTTTTTATTTACAGAGCCCGCAACCGCTAAATTACCAACCACATATATAATAGAGGGGTCGTCACTAGGATCAATATAGGGAGCAAGGCCTTTTAAGTCCTCTAACGATGCAGTGATCTCTTTTCGCTTTTCATCGCTAAAATCGGCCTGCTTAACTGTGGATGAGAAAACGGTCTTGTATTTTAAAGAATCCATATATCAATTAGATACACAAATTATTAAATATTTTTATCATCACTAAAGTATAAAATAGTTGCCTGCCAAGAATCTGTATCGTATTTAACGGCCAAATTATCCACTTTAGATGCGATATCCGAAGCGACAGGGGCCGGAGACTTAAGATATTTCGCTATAACGGTCGGCTTAATCCAGTTAAGTCTAGATTCGTTAAAAGCTATAGATTTGACCAAGGATTTCACTACGCTAACTTGAGGCTCAGATAGTTCTGACTTTACCTTAAATTTCGTCTTCACCTTGGCCTCTACCTTTTCATAAAGCGCGTTGAGTTCATGAGTGGCCTTGATAATACCAGCCATACTAAGTTGGCCCTTAGTAGTTCCAACGGGAGATTGGTTTTTAGTGGTTTGCGGTGCGCTAGAGCCCTCTGGTCTTCCGTCACCACCATCTTGTGCTCCCAAATCTGAACCACCAAGCAGAGGAGTATAAATATTATCATCCAATCTTTGCTTCATGTATTCCTTCTGACTGGTAACAGATTCTAATTTATCTGGCAATATTCCAGTTCTAAGAGATTTAGTTAATTCGCTAGGAGTCAGTAAGCCCAATTGAGCCATTTGAAGAAACACTTTATCTCTAACCGCTGTATTTTCAATGTTGATTGATTCCATTTCAAACTTTGGTAAGTTTTTGAAACCCATAGCCTTAGCTACTTTCTTAGCCTCTGGAATTAAAAAGTCTTGAAGGAAGCATCTGCGACCCTCTTTTAAGCTTTCAATAAAAATTTGAGCCTTGATAGTCGCACTAGCAAATTTCTCGTCACCAAAGAATACGTATTGTAAGCCCTCTTTAATATCCATATCGACACGCTCATACTTTTCTTTACCCAACATGTCTTTAAGCTCTGGAATTTTCCATTCGGCTTTTGTAGTATAATCCGCAACGAGAACGCGCCCAATAGTTTAATTCTTAAAAATTTCCCGAAGAGCCGTTAGATTATTTGTGTTTAAACCAGAATTGTATTCGTCAGCGGGCTCACCAGTAGTAACAAGTAAAATAACTTGCTCAACCGTTCGAGCTAAAGCCATATCCATTTTTTTCAGTTCTAATTTATCCTCTACGTCATTGAGAACGGAATAAACCATAGGAACGGCCATAGGCTCGTAATCCGCTTTTCTGTAAAACGTATAATAAAGACGGCTAGAATCCAAAGGTATAAATAATTCATCGCTAGAAATGGATTTTTTTATCTGATTTCTAGTAACTTCGGGTAAAGCTTTTAACGTAGCCCTATCCTCATCTGTTTTTGGGTTTCTCAGTCTCTCAATCTCATATGTAGACATCGCTTTGACATAATCCCCGCCCTTTGACTCAAATGATATCTGCATTGGGTTTAGAATAATATAACGAATTGGAATCCTACTGTTCTTCGCTCCCATTGATGTCTTCAAGGCATTAAATTTGTCCTTTTGTATGCTTCCGTCAAAACTATATATAAATACATTTCCAGATCTATAATACTCTAAAAAGTATTTGGCCGCAAAACCCTCAATATTAATAGCCTCTAACCAAGATTCATAAAACTTCTTCACGGTCTTATTGTCGGACTTAACGTGAACAGGTGAGGTGGAAAAATCCATCATAAGATTTATCGCGTTACGAATTACAGCCACATTAAAATAAGCCCTATATACTAACTGAATCGCCTCTGATACAGAATATACTTGACCCGACTCGCTAAATGGAATTAAGCCCGATCTAATATTTGAGTAGCCCTCGGTATCGGTAATAGTTTCACTATTCAGATCACGATAAGATCTCGACCCAGATCCGCCGCCACAAGCAGCACGGGCACTAAAATGGTCCTTTTCATCAAACGATGCCGCTGTGTCCAAAACCTTTCTCTCAAATTGGGGCTTTGATGCTAATCCACTAGGCTTTCTGTTTTCCCAATAATTGCTTTTTTTTGTGTATTTTCTTTTAGAGGCCATTTTACTTTAATTGTAGATTGCTTTATGTCTCTATAATACACTTTAATAGTCACTTTTCTACTTTAAATAAGGGTTGGCGTAAAACCAAAGCTCTTCTGTTCCGCTGGCATAGTTCGGCTCTCTTCGTATATCTTAAACGCCCAATTACCCAAAAACAAAGCTGAATACAAATCCTTACGTGGTCTATGAATACCCTTAGATCGACGAATATTCTGGGGCATATCAAATGATACATTGCCTAACTGACTCATTTTGGGCTCAATAACAGCACACTCTTTTTTCGTTAATTTGATTATCTCATCCTGATGCCTAATAAACTCAAATAATCCCTCTCCCTTAAAATGAGGATGAACGTCATAAATATCGCCGATATCCTGTTCTGCCAAAGTTGAGGTTAGTCCGTCTACCGCTAAGGCGCTACCCGCGAACAATATCTTTTTAAAATCGAACGACGCTTTGAGATATTCATTAGCGGCACGCTGGAAATCACTATGAAAGACTTGCTTTTGAACGATCTGTTTGTTTTCTAAATTATAGCTCTTCTTAACTTGTTTGGCCATAGTCTCAACGTCTTGTTTTCCAAATTCTGCGTCAATCGGAAGTAATTTCATTTTTATCTTCTTAAATAACTCAGACTCATTACAGATATTAATAAAATCAATTCCACTTCCCTGAGTTGCGTCAGTAGCTATATAAACAACGTTAAAATGTTTAAGTAAGTATATAAAATATAAAATGTGATATTTTAACTCAACACCAGCAGCGGCATATCCATGAACCATCATTGGAACTCTTCTGCCATTTTCTTTTTCCACTATCTTTAAGACAACTATAGCAAAGTGGTCAGAGGAGGCAGAGGCAGAAATATTGGGGTCAATAGCCAAAATATAATCAGAACCGTCCTCACCGACAATTTCGATTGTTGGTGTCATACCATCAGCAATAGTGCAGTCCTCCATTTTTTTCGCACTAAAGTATCCATCAGACCCATCGGTAAATATAGCTTTATATTCACGATCCATAGTTGCCTGTGGGGTATTACCGCTCTCAATATCTTTAATTAAAGCGGGGTCAAGAAGCTCATCGGGAACGATTTCATACGAATACTGTTGAACTAAATAAGAGGCGGGGGAGTCCTCATCTCCGCCCTCCTCCTCCGTCATTTGAATCATTTTTAAGTATGACTTATATATTTCATATAAATGCTCCCATTTGTAGGAGGCGGAACTCAATATAATCATTTTGGAGTCAGACTTAAACACCATTCTATCTGACTCTTCCATTCTTCCCTTTGCGATAAGCTCATTTTCGCGCTCTCTTATTCTTTGCTTTTCTGTAATATCGGCACCCGCTATAAGGAACGGCTTTAAAACCTCATCGATAGTTTGTTGGGGGATTAAAAGGCCCTCATCAATCATAAGAACATTACAACGAAAACCACGCAATTTATTACTATCCCCCAACGGAACAGCAGTTACTTTCGCACCGTTCTTAAATGTAATTCGATATAAATCCTGCTTCTTGGTCATATCCCCCTGAAAAGTATGCTGTAATAAAGCCCCTTCTTTTCTTTTTGACCACTCATCAATTGTCTCTACGATTCTACGACTTGAACGAAACGTCGCGCTAACCATTATTATATGCGCGTTTGGATTATACAAACAATATAAATACGCGAATATAGAAGCTAGCGTAGAGTTATGATTAATAAAACCATCAGACCAGTAGCACTTTTGATTTGCCACCTGAATATCTATGGTTTCAGTTTTAACAGGGTCAATTGTTTTTATCGAATCATATACGAAATCTGATGAAATTATATTCAGAACCTTTGCGGAATCCTCTGCGTCTAAAAATCCAGAGTCCAAAACTTCCTGCAATCTTGAAATACTAAGGGAGTCGAACATCTTTACCCCAGTAATACGTCTAAATTCATTACCATATTTAAGCTTTATATATCTACCTATGTTAGGCACCAAGCTATATCCATAATCAGTATCCTTAGCCTTATTATTTAAATAAATATCAATTTTATCTAATTTCCTTTTTATCCTAAATCCAATACACTCTTTAAATTTTTTGATATTTTTAAAATCTCTTATAGTTATAGACCAAGAATCATGCGTATCGCACAGATTGCCACAGATAGTTTCGCCCACTTTTCCATTATAGATCTTTGTCAATGTTGATACTATACCAAAGTTTAATAAAATAGAGTGAACCTTTTTAATTAATTCGTATGACGATGACGTATATCCAATTTCTAAATTATGCTTATTTTTGTCTCTGTCGTATCTATGCGAGGCGTAGCCGTCTGTATCAAAAAGACCAGATATAAAATTGGATATATAGTCTTTATTACATTCCAAAATCCTACTTGGAATTTTTTTGTTAATACCCATCTGGTTCAGATTGACACCAATCGACTCCAAATACTTGAGAAATTTTGATGAGGATGTTCCTATCGATACCAAATTCTTATTCTCATCGTTTCTGGCGTATTCACGAATTTTTGAATTTGGAAGGTTTGCTTTAATAAAATTTCTTGTAAATTCTTTTATTTCCCCATCTTCATTTGTTATATTAAATGAATTATTTTTAAGATCTATGCTTCCATCACCAAGTAAAACTCCCAAGAAGTAGGCCATATCTACGTTATCGTTTATAGTAATATACTTTTCCCAACTATATCTGCTGCTTAGATCTATATCACTAGAAAGAGTGGAACCACCGAATTGATTCATAGAGTGCTTAATTGGAACAATCTCAGATCCATTTAGGTCTTCTGTATTTATCCATTCAAAATCAAACGTATCCGAGTTCAACACCTTTAGTTTATGTCCTATTTTTCCTTCGCAGGTATAGCCCTTCGACGTTTTTACATTAAATCCATCCTCAAGTGGATTTAAACATTTAGCCTCAATCTCCTCGAATCCCGTTTCGGCCCAAATCTTTTCTCCGACCAAGACATCCTTAATCTCTTTAAACCCAGATTCGGTTAGCACTATTGCATTTTTTTGTATACATTTACCGCAACCTCTTCCTGCTACATTAATAATAAAACCTTTAGAGAACCAACCCTTAAGAACTATACGCTGATAGTCTGCAAGAGTTATACCAGTCAATATTTTAACCGCAAACCCAATATTAAATTGAATAAATTTACCAAGTGTCTTTCTGGCCTCCGCCTCATCCAATTCACCGACGAGTTCAGTTTTGAATTTTTCATTCCAATCCACTAAGGCCGCTGGATCTACGCTCTGTCTACCTTCTTGCCACATTTATAAAAGCCCCTTTTCGTATGAGTATTGAAGATCAACACGCTTAGCTTGATCACCAAGTTCAAATATTTTAATAATTTTATCCTGCGCCTCAACCCTACCTTCAACAAATACAGCCTGAAAATTTAGTGGATATTTTTGTAACAAGTCTCGTAAATTCTTAAATACATGACTCGGCTTTATTCTAGTATGTCGATTTATATGGGGTAGATAATCAAACGACAAGGCTTGGGTAAGTTTGGACTCAACTACCATAACTACATAATGCTTGTTGTCACGAGCCCTCTGTAACTCGCGATCAAAACGCTCTAAATTCTTACCTGCTAAAGTTCCAATAAAATCCGCTAATGATTTACGCTCTATATAAATATCTGACGGATTATTCTTCATAGCATAATCTCCGCACTCTACCTTCTCAACGATAGTTTCAAAATCAAAATTGAGTGGCTTTTGCTCCCTAGAGTCCTGAATTATAACAGTGCCAGAGGCCAAAGGAGCGAATTCCAAATCCTTATTGTTAAATCTTTTCTTAAATCCGAGTTCTTTTACGATGTTATAATAACCGCCGACACTATCGTAATAAGCCATAGTTGGGCACGTAAGCGATCTCAGCTCGACTTGGCAAAAGGCGTGACCTATACCTTTCTTTTCTTTACGCCTTTTTAACCAACCAATAGCCCACTCCTTTGCCTCGTCTGGCTTTTCTTTAATAAATCTTTTGATGTTATTTTTCTTGAGAAAATCTTGGCTAAAATACTGATCGTAGTTTTTATACGGTATTTTTTCACCAGTTGATAAATCAAATCTGGGAAAATTATCCTCATAATAATCAGATTGCTTCACCTTAAATCGACGCAAACACTTATGAACGTCCTGAATGGAATCATATTCCAGCCCATCAACCTTACATACTACGCTCATTAGTTCCCTGCCTCCTCTTTGGTCATCCCTGCAATTAGAGCCACAACAGAATCCATATTGGAGAGTCTTTCGACCTCATTTTTATCCGCATCGTGCTCTTTAATACCCAATTCAATAATTTGCTGACGCTTCTCTTCATTCTGCCATGCTTCGACCAAATTAAGAATAGATGAGTTACGCGACACTTGTCCCTTTACCCTATCGCGCCTAGTCCCAGCCAACACATTGATTAATTTCTCTTGACGCTTCTTGGAGTCCTCGATCTCCTTCTTGAGACTATTGATTAGTTCAACGATAGACATTGAAACAACCTTTCTCTCTTCATTTTCCGTAATATCTTCAACCAACTGCTCTAGTTTAATTTTTCTACGTGACGCGCTAATAGCCAAGACAACCTCTTCACAAAGAGCGATGTATTGATCCACCTCTTCCTCTGTTAAATCTGGCTTATCGTGGACATACCTGATAAAATTAGATTCAAACAAAATTCTATCAATTTTTTTAATATATTGGCTGGCTTGATACACAAATCTTTGAATGTTCATGTAGCCGACTAAAGCCTCCAAATTACGAGTATCGTCTTTAGTTAAATTATTCCAATCATAAAGTTTTTTCTTACCGCCGAACCCACGACTCGTAACATATGAGTTTGCCCTACCTATAACGTGTTGAATTGCCACGGGAGGCTTATACATAATTTCCTCAACCGGCTCATCATTTCGATTAGTATCGCTGGAAATCTCTTTCATGTAAGCAAACACAGCTTTGAATTGCTTACCTAATGGCTCAATTTTTTCTCCCGTAGGTATTCTAAAAACAAGGCGCGTCATTTCAACTGTATTAGTTACGCTCTCTAAATTTTCTTCAATAATCTCTTTTTGTTCACGACTCAGAGATACATCCTTTGTTGTCTTTTGAAATTTCGTAGTCTTCGCCCTTTTTCCATTATCTACCAAAAATGATTTTATGCTCTTTCCCTCAATTGATCTGCCATCTAAACCCTCATTGGAAAATACAACTTTGGTTATATCTCCAATGGGTAGGCCCTCGCCGACTAGTTTTGTGGCGAGAGATTTTTGATCATCAGATAAGTTTATTAAATCTTGTGGCATATCTTTATTCGGCCAAATCTCTCTCGCGAATGATGTCCTTACTTACCGATACGAACTTCTTTTTGAGAGCTCTTATCATTTGGTATCCGGGAGTTTTACTATTTTTAGACTTTTTATACTTTAGCTTTTTACCAACATCGGCTTCATCCATATGATGAACATATAACATTTGATATACCTTAAACTCAAATGAGTTAAGCCTATTTGGCATTTCTTCATCAATAATTCCTTTCACTCTATCAACATCGATAGAATCATTAGACATGGTATGAACCTCCTGTGCATGATTTTCAATAGACAGAGTATCTTTTACATTAAATTGATTCTCTTTTTTCTTTTGCCAATTTTTATATAGCGGGCACTCTCCACACTGCTTTTTACTTTTTGTCCAGCTACATCCATCCCCGCCTGTATTTTTTACACATGCGCCGCCACTTGGACCAGCCGAGATACATGGTCTTGCATATTTGTATAAATTGTCTCGAAGTAAATTTATTCTAGCGTTAGATATGGATCTATTTAACCAATGCTCGAATTTGCCCTTTTTTGGATCAAAAGTATGATATTTGGTCCATATTCTAATGAGAATTATTTGCCTAGCATCATCCCATTCTAATGTAGTGAGTCTCCAGTTATTTTTTCTTTTGTCTATTTGGGACTCGATAAACTCAAGGCGATCTTCAAATGGTATATTTTCTTCAATATCCATAACTGATTATCGTTGCCCCAACTCTTTATAATCATCTGGATTGTTTAAAAGATTGCCTAGCTGAATACTTTTTTTCTTATTGGAGTCTACCCTAACCTTAATCCCGCGAAGTATATTTTTATATTCACGCGCTTTCGACGCCACAATAACTTCGTTAATCTCCTCATCCTCATCACTATCCTCTGATAGATCTAGGTCCAAATCTTCACTTTGCTGTGGTCGTTTTTTTGCGAAAGCAAATGTAAACGCCTTGCTGCAATGAGAGCACGAGGAAGGAAGGCTTACTGTATATTTTGTTCCTTTGAAGCAGGACGGACAAATTCTCTCTAAAGACATATAAATAATTAAGTTACACTAATCTATGATTAATACACTTAATAATAAGTATTTCCCCCAATAATTTCAACCACTAAATTAGATTTACTTATTTCAGTGTAGAATTATATTATTTTCTATTACCCTCTACTAATATCTCATTTATCTCTTTTGTAATTTGTTTATCTGGAACTTTATGTATTGACCCATCCCTCTTTACTTTTACTTTCGTGGACCACTCTTGCAGAGCGGGGGCATCAACTGACTTAAATTTTTCAGGATCTTTGTCTTTGTCATCCTGTATTTTATTCACCAGTGCAACCGATGTTTTTCTAGATATATTGTATTTATACAATAACCATCCCACTAAGGAAAGTATACATACTCCGGCAAATATAGCAACATGCCAAGGCTCTATATACCAAATACCTAAAGCGATTGCGCCAGAGACGCCGGATAACATAGCAAATTTATCTTTGAATAATGGGGACCATATTGCAGCGGCCAAGCAAAGAAGTGATATAATACCACAAACCCAAGTGATTTTCTTATTTCTTTCTATAATCGCCTCCCTTGAATCGGCCCTCTCCCTCTCAAATGAGATAATTTTATCATTGGCCTGATTTAAATTATTTTGCAAAGCCTCTCTCTCGGTAATAAATTCGTCTCTCATTTCATCCCGCCTCTCAGCAAGTAGCATCAGTTCGTTCTGATATACTTTCGTCGCCTCAACCAGCAGAGAGTTTTCCGTAACTTTATCTTGATGTGTTTTTCTTAAATCTGATAGGGATGTAGCGGTCTCATCTAGCTCCCTCTTTAACCTTCCATTCTCCTCTTTGATAAATTCGGCTGTGGGAGCCATCTGTATAGCCGCAAAGCCCTCCTTAACCCGTGTATTGATTATCAAATCGAGCCGATCTGGCATCTCGTAAAAAGTAAATGCATTATCCGCCGCGTATAAAGAATTTGCCGCAGCCTGCATTTGATTACTTTTGCCCTCTATTACCTCATCCTTTTTCTCTGATATAAAGGTAATTTGCTTTGTCATTGATTTTTGGTGCTCCTCACGAAGCTCCTGTATTGCCATTTCAGCTTTACCTTTAGACACATACCCATTGAAGACATTCGACTCACATCCAGTAAATGCTAAAATTGATAAAAATATAATAAATGTATTTAATAATTTCATTTTCTTTATTTTTACATAAGTCCGCTTACAATTGCACGCAGCTCATCGTTTTGTTCTTTTAGTTCTTTTACCGAGTTTATTAAAGCAAATGTAATGGCATGTCCATTCCAATTATATAATTCAGACTCTTCTGCATCTGTATCATTTAACTTTGCTTTAAATGTTCCAACACACTCTGGAAAGTGAGCCATAGCGTCTTGTGCTATAATTGATATTTGATTTGATCCAGTATCACTAAACCCAGCTTTTCCATTGTATTTATAAACAATTGGCTCTAAAGCACATATGGCACTAAGACCCTTATCATATCCAGATATTACATTTTTTAGTCTTGAATCTGAAGCTATGGTCCAAGTGTTAGTGGATGGTTTCGCGGCAGAATCACTACTTAAATGTAACTGATAGTTAGGCACAGAAGTGCCAACGCCAAGATTTCCACTTGCAATAGAGACCCCGCCATTTTGGGTGGCGACTACAGCGGTTGAATTGTAGCCAGTCCCAAGCAAGATTCCGTGAGATAAATTCAACAACATCCCCTTTTGAACCCCAGCATAAGAATCACCAAGATTTACTTTTAGCCGAGCTGCTTTTGAGTTAAAACTGGGTTCAGAAAATTGCATTTCAGGAGTATATTTTAAAGTGCTATCCGACCCATATACATCCATAGTAAACCCAGACGTTCCAACGGATCCAGATTTAAAATTCACCCAAACCGAAGTATCCTCAAAATACGGCTCATCGACGACCACTTCACTAAATATGCCACCAAAGAAATCAGCCCTAGCAGGAATAGTAAGGGATGGATTGCCGCCATAAGGGCAGGCGCTGACTAAAATTTCCATAGCGTCTCTACCGCCAGCATATGTTAATGGACCATCGTAAGTAGTCTTAACCAACGTAAATTTTTGTATTTTTTGAACGCCACCCGCATTTCCAGAGGCGATCATTACCCAACCTCCATTCGCATTTGGAACACCCGAGCCCGGAATAGTTATTGTGGTTTTATCGTAAAATTGATTCCCGCCATATATAGCCGTAT